ATATGGAGTCAAGTAGATAAACAAGGTAGAAGGTGGGTTGAATTGCAATGGTTTGCAAATGCGATTAGAACAGGGCCCGAATTTGGTAAAATGGAAAAAGATTTTAATTGGTTGATAAAGAATCTTGTTTTAAAATATGTTGCCCCAATAATAGGACAAACTGAAGTCAGACAAGGAAATGCATTTGAAATTTGGAGCGATATGAAAAGTCACCTGAAAGGTGATGGTAAAATGTTAAGATTGATAATAAAGGAGTATTTTGATGGAGTAGAAAGGGTTCTTAAAAAGCATGAAGAGATGATGGGCCATATAGTATATGGTTATGCAAAAGGAAAAAGAATGACAGATAATGCATGGGATGAACAAATAGTCAATAATATTAAGGTTAAAAAAGTACATGTTATAAAACCACATCCAAGTTCAGATGTATGGGGACCGAAGGAGATTATGCAACATATTACAGACATAAAGAAGTGGCAAGTACAAGTGTGGGATGCTACTATAGATTTAGAAATATATACAAGAGAAGTTGTTGCAAAGGAAATTGGAAGGAAAATTAGATGAAAACATTTAAAGACCATTTAAAAGAGGGTATGCCGAGAGGTATGATAGCTGCATTTGATGGGCCTGAAGGAGAAGTACAAATTTTTAGAAAAGGATTTGGATTCTATGGTGATGCATGGAATAAATTTGATTTCTCAGCAAAAAATGTAGAAGAACTTAAAACTATATTAAAAGATATTGGGGTTAATTCAAATAAACCTTCTTTTGGAGAGTTACCAAAGAAATGAAATCTTTTAAAAATATATTACTTGGTGAAGCAAAAACTGGTAAAAATCTACATTTAGAACACATAGAAGATGAAGTTTTAAATGGCGGGGTGGATGGGACCAGAGGTTCAATCAATTTTATTCAATCGCTTAGAGATATGTTAGCGGGTTCTTCAATGAAAAATACCTACATTACTACTAAATGGGATGGTGCACCTGCGGTTTTTTGTGGAATTAATCCTGAAAATGATAAATTTTTTGTTGGATCAAAAAGTATTTTCAATAAAACACCTAAAATAAATTACACACCACAAGATATTGATGATAATCATCCTCCTGGACTTGCATCAAAGTTAAAAGTTGCTCTGGAACATTTACCAAAATTGGGAATTAAAGGTGTATTACAGGGAGATATGATGTTTGCTAAAGAGGATTTGGCAGTTAAAACCATAGAAGGAGAGAGATATGTCACTTTTCATCCAAATACTATAGTTTATGCAGTTCCTTTGGGTTCTGATTTAGGAAAAGAGATATTAAACTCAAAAATGGGCATTGTTTTTCATACGGAATATACAGGTACAAAATTAGAAGATATGAAATCGTCTTTCAATATAAATATTAACAGGTTATTAAAGAATAAAGATATCTGGTTTAGAGATGCAGAATTTACTGATGCATCCGGCACTGGAAGTTTCACAGCAAGGGACACGGAGACTATTACTAAAATTCTTTCTTCTGTAGGGAGAACTTTTCAAAACATATCAGCGAATACGCTAAACACGATAGCTGATGATTCTGAAATTAATACAATTATAAAAACTTTTAATAATAGCAAAATAAAAACAGGACAACAAATAAGAAATATAAGAACACATGTGACACAATTGATAAGATATATAGAAAATAAATACGATAAAGATATTAATAAATTAAAAACTGATGCAGCTAAAGATAAAAAAACACAACGGAAAAATGAGTTTTTGAAGTTCTTCCTACAGAAGAAAGCTGATTTAGAAAAAATATTCGATTTAATGAATATGTTAATTGATGCTAAAATGATGATAATATCTAAATTGGAAAATATGGAACAATTAACGCAAACTTTTGTTAAAGATGGTGCTGGTTATAAAGTAACTGCTCCAGAGGGGTTTGTGGCGGTAGATCAAATAAAAGGTGGAGCGGTTAAATTGGTTGACCGGCTAGAATTTTCAAGAAATAATTTTAATGTAGAACTAAAGAATTGGAGCTAATAAATGGATAGTTTAACACAAACGTCTTATAAAGTGATGATAGACGAAGAAGAAGGTATGTCCACAAAATTAAGACAGCTGGTTATGGCTGGATTAATTCAAGACAAAAAGGATTTACCTTATTTTAAGTCAGCACTGAAAAAAATTAAAGGCGGGACAATAACGACCGTTGTGGAAAGACAAATTTTAATAAATGTCCTTCAACAATTTTTAGGTATGGTTGATGAAGCTCCTGAATTCTTTAATTTGTTAAGAAGACAGTTATCAAAGAGCAAGAATAAGAAAAAAGAAGTAAAGAAGGAAGAGTTTGAATTAGCCTTTGAACAAGTTGCGAAAAGACGGGCGGATAAAAGAAATTCAGAAACGTCTCCACATAAACAAGGAAGTTCTGATGAAGGTACTCCTGGACAAGTAAATGAGCAGGGTGTAGAAAAAACTCACCAAGAAAGACAACGAGATGCATGGTATCAAGGGGATGATCATTATGCAGCACATAAAAAAGCAAATCCAACAATACACGCAAAGGTTCCTGTAAAGAAAAAGGGATTGGATATACCTAAAGGACATCTACCTCCAGATAAGCAAGAAAGAGATCGTGCTGCGTTTTATGCGAAAAAAGAAGGTGTAGAAATACCAGATAACATAGGCCATTCAACAAAAGTAAAAAAGAAGACAGCTTCCCCCACCACTACAGTTGTAAAAAATCCTGACTATAAGGAAAGTGTAGATTATGGATTTACTTCATTTAAAGAGTGGCGAGCACAGAAGTCTGAAGCCGCAGAACCCGTTGGTGAAGGGATCACCGGTGATGATGATGCGAATGAAAGAGCGTTAGATAAAAACCGCGCTATGGGAAAGAAGTATGGCCAAGTTCGACAGGGTATTCCTCCTGAAGACAAAGAAAAAAAGAAAAGAGAAGCGATGGATAAAGAAAATACCTGGAGAAGGGCACAAAGAGCAAATCGTAAAGCTTCCGGAATTGTAAGACAGGATTGAAATATGGGTCAAAGATTTTCTGAATATTTGAAAAAAGAAGACGTTAAAGTTAATGAAATGTCTAAAGACTTACTTGGCAGAGCAGCTGCTAAAGCGGAAGTTCAAGGAAGAGAACCTGAACGACCAGGATCAGACACAGGTTTTGGTAAGAGAGATCCTAATATTAGACGGAAACGAAGAGCTCAATCCATAAAATTCGCTAAAGGATTTGCTAAAAAAGAATTTGGTGAAGCAAGTACTTACAGAGATAGAACAAGAGAAGATGAAAAAAAGAAAAAGAGACACTTTGCTTTTGGTGGAAAAAAGAAGTCGAAGCATGGTGAGCCTGGATATCAAAGGGGAGAAGAAGTAGAAACAGACAAAGAGGGAAATTTTAAAGATTTTAAATCATTCTTTGAGGGAATGGGTAAGAGTCAAAATTATGGAGTTGTAAAAATAAAAGGAAAACCTGAGAGAATTCCACAACATTCTTCAGGTGAAATTGTTTTTCTTGGTAATAAAAAAGGGGCATCAAAGCAGTTAAAAAAACTTAAAAAAGATGGTAGTCATGGGTATTTGACTTTTGGTATGCATCAGAAACTTGGAGATAAGGTTAAGGGAAAATGAAAACATATAAAAATCTCATAAAAGAAGCAAAAGGTAAGACAGGAGTATTTGTTTTTGGTAGATTTAATCCACCAACAACTGGTCATGGTCGATTGTTGGAAGGGGCAAGTAATGTAGCAAAAAGATATAATACTGAATTACATGTTTTTGGAAGTCAATCTCATGATTCTAAAAAGAATCCATTGACTAATCAACAAAAAATGAAATATATGAAAGAAATGTTTCCTAATTTTATTAAATCCTTTTCCAGAGATACTAATATTAAAGATGCATTAGGGGCAGCAGTACAATTAAATGACCAGTATGATAATTTATGTATGGTTGTTGGAAGTGATAGAGTTGCAGATTTTAAAAAATTGTTAGAGCAATATAATGGTAAAAAATCAAGACATGGATATTATGAATTTGATTACATTAAAGTTCATAGTGCAGGAACAAGAGATCCAGATGCAGAAGGAGTGTCAGGAATGTCTGCTTCTAAAATGAGAAAAGCGGCATCAGAAAATGATATAGAATCATTTAAAAAGGGATTACCAGAGTCAATGTCAGATAGATCCGCGATGAAAATGTTGAAGGATGTTAGAAAGGGATTGAATTTAAGAGAGGCAATGTTTGATAAAGAGTGGCCAATTAGACCTGAAAGACTTACTGTTGATAGACCAAAAAAGGATAATGAATATGTTTATTTAAATTATGAAACAGAATATTTTTCAAATATGCCTTTAGTTGAAGTATGTTTTGCAGAACTTAGAGCTATTACATTATCACAATCAAAGCATAATGTTTATGTTGTTGAAGCGATGAAAGAAACAGATAAATTAATTAGTAATATGTTATTGTTTGAGCATGGAAAAGAAGGATTAGAAGATGATATAGAAAATTCTGTGAAAAAAATAGATAAACTTTTTGAAAATATAGAACACGATTATAATTGTACAAAAGGGGATATTTTCAACAGACCATTTTTATATCAAATTTTAGAATCTTTATCATGGGGTCCACATCCTGGTAAAATGGATACCTCAGATACACAAGAAAATGATAGATTTGGACAACATGTAGAACCTCGTGGGCCGTTGGAATGGGGAACACCTGAGATGGTAAAAGCTTATGCTGGTGACACTCCAGGACAAGATGCGGAAAAACTTCTTTATGCTACATATAAGTATAAAATGCAAAGAGATGTTACGGGAGAGACTGATGGATATGGAACTGTTGAATTAGCACAAGAAGAAGGCCCGGTAGCAAAAGTAAAAAAAGAATATGCTAAAAAATATAAGGCTTTAATATCAGATAGAAAAGTAAATGTTGGTGGAGCAAGAGTAGATTTTGCGAATAAAACATTAAAATCAGCACAAAAATATAATTCAATTAGAATAGGGCAATGATATGTCAACTTTAGATGAATCTATTATACAAGTTTTAACAGTTGGTGGGAACAATATAAGTGGAACTGCTAAAGTTCAACCATTGACTATAACTGGTGGACCTCCTTGGTTGAAACAACAAGTTACTGAAGAGGCGCCTGAGAAAGAGAAGACAAAAGAGGCGCCTGAGAAAGAGAAGACAAACGGAGATGAAGCCGCTGTTCTGGATGCATTAAAGACTATTGCTAAAGGCAAAACATTTGATGAATGGGCAAAAACTGCTAAAGTGAGTCCAGAAATAAAGGCTGAAGTAAAAAGCAGATTAGATGCAGAAGAAGAAGGAAACGGTGAAGGTGAAGAAGAATCACCTAAACATGATAAAGATCATATTACTAAAGCTATGTTTGATACTTTA